TACCATGAGCCTTTAGCATTGGATGTTACCAGCATCCAGATTGTTGCTATTGGCTTTTTCTTTTTATGTACCAATCACTTTTATAATTGCATTTGAAATACTTTGTAATGTGTCTCGAAAACCTTTGTATCTCTCTTGCATGGTCTTACTATAACACTGTATGTACATATTGTCAATCATTTTTACATAAATATGTACATATTTCATTTTTATATGTGTTTATAGGCTTATTCTTTACATATCTACTATTCCGCATTATAATATGTACATATCGCTCAAGGAGGTAATTCTAATGTTTCCTGAAAAAATAAAAATAACAGATGAACTTATACAGTTAATTATAGATACAAGAAAAGAACATAATTTGACAGCATACCAATTATCAGAGAAAATCGGCAAAAACAAATCATGGCTGCCAAACATAGAAAATAGACGGACAAAAAATATTTCACGAGACGATCTTATATTGCTATTTAAGGATTTTGCAAAAGATAAAAATATGGATGCAGAGGAATTTGTTATCAAATATTTATCTCCAACCGCAACAGTAGAATTAAATGATAATGTTTCAGTACCTAATCATTACCTACAAAATTCTATGGGTATTTATTCCCCAGATCATGATATGTTGCATATATCTGATGAAGAACGTATCAAAAGAATGGAATACTACATACAAGATAAACCATATGAAGTTGATTTAATGCGTCTAAAAAAGAATTTAAAGGATTTATCAGATACGATCATTGATGAATTTAGTTACTGTGAAACACCAGACGATAGAAGAAATATGATCAATTTGGTTAAAACAATGCGAGTAAACTTTCAAGGAGAATTTGCATATACTCAAAAATTATACCAGTTCCCTTTATTCCACGGTGATGCCGAAACATGTTTTGGAAAAACTGTTGGAGAAGATTATTTACAGAAAACCAATAGTAATATTGAAAGTTTTTCTGTAAAACAAAAATTGCTATATTCGTATGCAGACATATGTAGCGACGTAAACTTTGAAGAAGGCAACTATAATCTATTTGTTGATTTAATGTTCATAAATGAGAAAACCGACATTGAAAAGTTAGATGATATTCTTTTCGGATTTGAAAGTTTCATATATGAATTACATGAATATCTTTTAGCTGCCAAAAATGAAGCACTAATAAATCATCATCCATGCAAAATTAACTTCATAAGGTTATTTGAGCACATTATTAAATCCTTAAATGATTTTATTAGTAATGTAAAATTAGATTACCATTTTGAATATACAATGCCGACACAGGATACCGATGTAGATGAATTGATTAAAAAATGTTTGGAATTAAATACTATTACTTATGGAATAAAACAAGCTATACGAAACAAAAAACAGTAAAATTCCACATGAAATTGTTCTTTCATTTTAGGTATTAAAAAGTACAATATATAGTGTTTTATCAATATACACTATATATTGTATATTTATTGATAAGCATATCAAAAACAGGTAGAATCTGCGGAGATATGCTTATTTTTGTGCATTAGAAAAAGCCATAGCGTGAACTATGACCTTTTCCGTTTCAATCAATCAACATATTTAGAAAGTTTTCCTAAATACCAATATATTATACTATCAATCTAGCTCGTTTTCCATATGTAAATTTCAGAAGTATTTAAAACTGTTTGTTTCCATAGCTTAATGTTCCTTTCTTCTAAAAATATAACCTTGTGCAGCAGTGAAAAACACTTCTTCTAATTTTTCCAACTACTCCGATGTGAGATCGTCTTTTAAACTCTCTTTACAGTCTTTCCACGCTTCTGCCTTTATTCTGTTACTTTCAATAATATCTTGCATTGTTATAGCAATGCTTCATTACCTCTTCACTTATATAATGCACATTTTAGATTACGTTTTCCCCTGTGGTGGAGAATTTTTTTTAATTTTTTCTTCAATGATACTTTTACCTATTATGAAAAACCAATATATTGCTAATGGTATGAGAATCAAAAGGATTTTCATTGTTACATTTTCCACAATCATAGATGCGACCAAACCACACGCCCACAAGACTGCTCCTATATAGAATCCATATGTAAAAAATTTCAATTTTCTCTTCATTCTAATATCTCTCGTTCTTCCTAATTTTCTCTAGCTTTTCCTTCTTCCGATTTTTATATCTTACCTTTGCTCTTGGTTTATATTTGTTACAATGCTGGCAGTAATGAGCGTGATCCGCTTTTCTACCTTTGGTACAAAGTCCTGCACATACATAGTATAAACAAGGTGTCTGTCTATCTGTTGCCATTAGTTGTGACCTCCTTATCTTCAATTTTAAAACTAATCGGCTATTCTATTAGGCATATTCTCCCATAAATAGTATTCTACTAACTTTACAGCTTCTCCACATTCCATCATTTTATCTGTAGCAGTTTCCCAATACCCCCGTTCATTCCAATAATTAGGTTTTTTATAAATATTATTATCAACCATATAGCTATATAATTTCTGGTGTAAATCATATAATATTGGATCAACACAAACTTCTGCATCATAAGACAACAATTCCCTCATTGTCCTATGTAAAATACTTTCCCCCTTTGCAACTTCCTTATTCCAGGAATCAGCTAACTTTTTTATACCTTCTTCAAGATTTTCATATATCTCGCCATTATCACTTTTGTCAAAGAATGAGGTTTCATGTACAAACATTTTTTTTACAGAAAGACCACATTTTTTACACATTGCCTTTCCTGTTAAAGAGTTAATAAAACTCGAAAAGATTATCTTTGGTTTATATCCACAAGAACATGTATCAAATTTGCAGATACTATTTGCAGATACTGTAAAATCCAATGGAAGTTGTATAAACTTGTCATCTTCAAAATATTTCTTATTATCCATTGCAATCAGTATTATATTTGCGATGACAAAATAATCATAAAAAGGAGTATTTTTTGATATTGACCTGCCATTAGGATTTAAATAATTTTTTACCAGCATATGTATTGCATCTATATTTTCATTGCCTTTAATATAGTCAACATTTGCTGTAATCAATAAAAGTGCTGTATCACATGGTAACTCTATTTTATTTTCCTCCCTTTTTAGTTGATCTACCATATTACAAAAATTGTGAAAACATTTGTCTGAATATAATTTTGTAAATAATTCCTTATAATCCATCTTCAATACCGCCCTTTCATCACAAATATACTTTCGTATATACTCTCATAATCTTTCGTTGTCCTTCTGCGTAGGTTTTACAGTTCTGAATTATTTCTTGAACATCATTCCTCTGCAAAAGACCAAAATCATCCGCTAGTGTTTCTAAATCCTTCTTCTCCCATTTATTCATAAACTTCTTAACAGATACTTTTGAACTACATTGCGCTACCCTTTTCCGCATTGTTGGGTTGCTCCTTTCTTGTGGTGAGTATTGATTGGTTTGTTAGTTTGTTGTAATAATACTTGTTACATACAAAAATCATTTTCCATATACGATAAACAATTTTCTAGCTTAATTCCTTGTTTATGCCCTATATAGTAGGGTTTTTCAATGTCATAAGTTGATTCACTTATTAGTGTACGCATTTTCAATATTACTCACTATATAGGAATGATTCTCGATATAATTTAATCCCTACTAATTTGGTGTGTTATCGCAATTACTAAACATTTTTGCTTAGTAAATCAAGTGTTTTCGTTTTACTCGATATAGTGTACGATAACGCATTTATTCATCTTTCCTTATTTCTGCATTGTATTCAGATTCGATATCATCCATAATGTCATGCAGATTTTCAATTTCCCCTTTTAACCAGTACAGATGATCGTTTGCAAGAATCGGTTTTCCTAACTGGTACTGTCGCTCAATCTTATCCATCATGTACTGCATACCCATCTGAAAACCTGCATTAAAAATCTGCTGTCTATCGTCTGTTTTCTGCTCCTGTGATCTGTTCTTATCCATTCCCTTTGATTCCTTTAATAACTCTAATAATGTCTTATCCATTCTCTTTTACCTCCGTTATGTGTAAATTATCAGCAATACCGCAATTATGCTTCCTATAACAATTTGCAGTATAGTTTGCTTTGTTATTGGTTTCGGTTCTTTTCTCACCTAACCTCTCCTTCCTTTTGTGTCCTACATATATACAATGCACATTTTGAAAATGATTTTCCCCACCTTACCAAAAAATTTATAATAATTCGCTCTTTTTCTTGATTTGCTCTAAGTTAGGGTTCAAATACTTCAATGTGGTTTTTATACTTGTATGTCCAGCTTGATTTGATACCTCATTGATGCTATATGCTCCACTCTCCAATGCGTTATAACAAAAGAAGTGTCTAAGCATATGCGGATGGATATGGTAGCAATCAACACTAAATTCATCAAATACTTTATTTATGGTGGACGGATTCAAAATCTTCCCTTTGCTGTTATGGAATAAATAATCTGATTCCACATTATCTGATCTCTGGTATTCCCTTATTGCCGAGATAACCTTAGAATTGATAATAACAGTTCTTTGTTTTTCGCCTTTTCCGTCTGCTACTCTAATCTGACTCGCAGCAGTGTTTACATCTACCTTTTTCAAATGCAATACTTCTGATATTCGTAAACCGGCATAAGCCATAATGGTGACTATTGCATAATTCCGTTTTGCGGAACATCCTTCAGATTGCAACACTCTTTGTCTAAACTCTTCAACTTCCTTTTTTGTGATATTGGTAGGACTGATTATTTCCGCTTGTACCTTTATCAAGTCTGCTTTGCTTATTACAATGTTATCTGGTTGCATCAGCTCATTATATTTAATAAGTGCAGATAACTTTGCATTGATGGACTTTGCATTTAGATTCTGTCCTGTCCTCTTACAGATTTTCACATTCTTCAAATAGCTTTTATATTCCAGAATATTTTCCCTATACAGCTTCTTAAATTCTACATCCCCGAAGCTGTCATTAAACCATCTGAAAAATTCCTTTACCGATGCAACATATATCTTGATTGTCTTTTCGGATTTTCCCTCTAAGTGCATCTTGTTTTTAAAATCTCTTATCAATTCATCCATAAACACACACCTCCCAGAAATTTTATTGAATTATTATTTTGCATATTTTCAGAAATTTTATTGAAATTTCTTTTTGCTTCCTACTTACTAATACACATTTTTTCAGTAATATTCCCCTTATATTGAAAAAATAATTGAGGTCATTTTTGCCTTATTCCTTGTATATATTCCGTATCTCCGTTATACTATATAAGGAAGGAGTTGGTTTACATTTACATTGAGATTCAGAAGCCGAACCGCTTCAAAGATATGCTACATAAGATTCAGTCTAAACTGGAAGATATATTGTTTTCCATTCTACAACACACACCAGATAAATTCATTCCAAAATCCCTTATGCGTTGGTTTGAGAAATACATCAACAAACGACTTGCACAACTGAAAAGTGATGTGATCCGCAAACGCTGGCAGACAATCGAACTTGAAAAGGCTGTTGATAATATTCACCAGAGGCAGCAACCATAAAAATAAGAGGTCTTTCTTCTATATATAATATAGTAGATTTACCTCTTTTTTGTTTGAACATCCGTTCCCTTTATGCTATACTGTTATTGTGTAATTGAAACGAAAGCAGGATGTGATTTTCCGATTATTAGATGCCCTCTAGTTTACAAAGGAGGGTGATGCCCTATGAACACGCTTGAAGTTTTAACTTTAGTGCTAGTAATTTTTGCGGCTCTGTCTTACATAGACAATCATAATAATAAAAAGAAATAGCATCCCACACCGTCCAAAGTTTAGGATGCTATTCTTATAAACATTTTAACACTGAGGGCAAATCGGAGTCATATCCGATTCACTTTCTAAGTAAATTATACACTAGGGCATTTGAGAAATCAAGTGCCCCTTTTTAATTATCCTGTGATTCTGCTTGCTTCTTTGCGTTCCTTGCCTTTGTTGCTTCTGACTTCTTCTGTGCAGCCTTTTTCTCTTCTTCTGTCATATTTCGTTTTGATTTTCCTTTTTCATCTTCTGGATAATCAATAATATGTTCCTGTTTTTCTAACAGAAATTGAACAAATGGCTTTACATATGATGTAGTAGTTTCAATATCTTCATCTGATATTTCATTGTCTTTCATATATTCTTTATAGTCATTTATAATAGAATCTATGTCTTTATCTCTCAAAATCAGATTCATTTCCAGAGCATCCGCAATTTCCACTAATTCAAGAGAAGAAAATTTGTCTCTGCTCATTTTATTGCTCAAATTCTGCCTAGTGACATTTATTTCCTCTGCAAGTTCTATCTGCGATTTTCCCTTTGCTTCTAATATATCCTTAATTACTGTCGTTGCTGACATATCAATCAAACCTTTCATTTTATGTTTACTTCCAATTATACTTGATTTCCCCTATTTTTTCAAGGTCAGCAAAATTCACTTGATGCACGATTGCAACAATCTATGTACAATTTTCCATTTTAACGAATGTGTTGTTTTCTTTTCTGTTTGATACATAAAAATTTCTGTTACCTTTTGGAACAAATCTACTGGTAATATTGAGCCTTTCATTTGATTGCACTGATAGCAACAAATCTGTAAATTTTCAACTTCATCCTCTCCATTTTGATTCAGTGGAATTATATGATCTAATGTAATCTCCGAAAAAAGTAGCTGTTTCCCACATATTGCACATTTTCCTTTTACGTTATCATACAAAAGTTTTCGTACATCCTGTGAATAGTGTTTTCTATTGTTTTTCTTCTTAACATATGTATCTTCTGTATCAAATAAATAATATCCCTTGCATTGTGCTGGTTTACCTAATATTTTTCGCATTGCCTTGTTTACATTATAAAATTGAGTTGCCTCGTTTATATCCTTTGTCTTTTTTACTTTTCCATTCTTTGTATTTTGTATATAATACTCTCCATTTGTGATTACTATAGCCATAATATCAACCTCTTTTCCATTAAGGACAGCCATATTTCAGACTGTCCTTTCATCCTTTACAGTTCCCTTTTATCTTTCATCTGGGAAACAAACTGTTGTCGCATTGTCTCCTGGTGTTTCGGAGATTCGATTTGTAATAATCCAAATTCTGCCTTTTGAGGTATTGTAAGCACCCATAAGATACAAATCATCTAGATAATTCAAAGCATCCTCATTTGTCTGTTTATCTTCTGCGTCCATATCTCCCCAGTCTTTAACTGCAAATCTCTGTAATGCAACTGTGACCTCAACCGCAAATTTCTGCTCCGCTGCCATAAGATCATTGATTGATCTTGTAGTTACTACCTGTCCCATATTGAAAAATTTTGATGTAATCATTTTGCTTTCAGTCCTTTCCTTATTCGTTCAATGTCTTTACTGCCTCTATCATTTTCGCATTGTATTCATCATAGATTAAAAAGCTAACAATTCTCTTGCCTATACAAATTAAAGCCTCGTGGTTTTTATATACCTCTTCCTTTTTTCCTTGATTGACTTTTCTCATGTTTGAAAAAATACTATTGTCAAACATTTTCTGCTTATATTTTTCAATGGACTTTTCTTTATTAAAATAGACATAATTTTTATACATTCCTTATCACCCATATCCTTATATCAAGCCAACCATGCAAGCCATTTTATACAATTGGTTCTTTGCAAGTTTCCTCGTCTGCTCCGCTTTCTCTCTTGCCTTGCGTTCCATCCTATCCATAAAAGCAAGGTTATTATCCATTTCCATATATTCCATCATTTGCGTTGGTGTAAGTGCCTCATATGGAGTTTTTAAGCTTCTATCTATAATCTGGTTTCCGTCTGCTGTTGTGATGATTCTAAAATTAAACATATTGTTTTCCATCCTTTCTATGCTTCCATTACCTCTGTAACAATTCGCTTTACCTTGTCAAACTGTTTATATACTCGTTTCTGTTTGATTCCGTGATTATCCGCTATTTCCTTTAGTGAATAACCTTCCACCTTGTCAGAAAATATTTTCTTTTGTTCTTCTGTCAATCCGTTTTCAATCTGCTTTACCATTGCCCTATATTCCAGATTAGAGACTGTTTCCATTGTGGAATGATTAGAAATATTCATATCCATTGAATCTAAACTAATATCTGATCCGGCTTCTGTACTTCTCTTTTGTGCTTTCTGTTTTCTAAAGTGAACAAATACCGCCTGTTTCATATACATATAGGAAACCGCTTCAAAACTGCATTTCGCTTGTAATTGCGGATCATTCAAATACTTTTCTACTGATAACAGGAAATTAAACACAACAATATCAAAAAATTCTTCTGCATCTAGTTTTGACTTCTTCAGAAAGTCCATGATTAGATGGTAATTCTCTTCTGAAAACTTGCGTTCTTCCCTTGTCAATGGTCTTAATTGCTTTTTATTTTCCATGCGATAACCTTCTTTCTATTGGTGGCAAGTGTGCCATTTCTGACACACCGCCCAACTCCAATTTACATATCAAGTAAATCTCTCCATTTGTTGTATTCATCAATGTTTCCAAAATACTTTGTATCATTGAACAATCTTGCCATAGCACAATTTCCTGTTCTTCTAAGTGTTAAAAGTCTAATAAGCTCTTTTATCTCTGCAAGTGTCCACTCTCTATACTCGTCTAATTCAATCCTAGCCTGTCTTGCAATCTCTGTATCTGTATAACCCTGTATTCTCATAGCAAGAACTATTTCAAGAAGTTCAGGCTCTGCATATCTGCCAACATTTGCAAACAAGTCACGCAAAAACTCTTTTTCAATTACATATGCTTCAACATTTTTTGTTTTATCAATCCAATATGCATCTAACGGATGTCCTGAAAAAGGATTATCGCCCTCTAATTCATAATCAAGACTAACAAAACCGCCCTCTGGCATACGCTTTTGTGTGTGATCTGCTCTATGCTTGTCATAAACCGCACGAGAAAGAACTTTTTCAGCAACCGCATAAAATGGATAGATATGTAGCTCTTCTCTACTGCAATACTTCTTTACTGCGTTAAGATAAGGGATGACCAATTCGTCATACCAATCTTCTACTGGTAAATGATTCCATCTCATAAACTGATATAAATAGTCGTGATGTTCTTCTGCAAACACTCTTTCTTCTACTGTCAAAGGTCTGTCGGTGTAATCTGCTTTCTGTCCTCTTTTCCATGTTTTTTCTGTCATAATGCTACCTCCTAAAATATGTATTTTGATTGATTGATTTTGTACGACTACTATTGAGCCGATAGGCAAGCGGAGGACTGAACCTCCCACGGCTGAACTGTCACCGCCTTAATTGATTAGAAATTATATTCCGGGTAAACATCCTCGATATTGAAATCATTTTCAAACCGACAGTGATTAGATACTTCTGGAATATCAATAATAATGTGGTCTGTATGGGTTTCTGTAACTGTACCTTTGTAAAATGTTCCGTCCATATTGCAACGGACTTTCTGACCTACTGAAAACAAATGTGTTAAATTACTCATATATAAATCACTCCTATTCTTTAGGGTGTCGGGTGGATTGCTCCACCCTCTGCCCTGCTGATTGCTTGTTATTAGTTGATTCTTAAAGACTGATACCTGCTAACTTTGCTAACCTTTGCATAATCATCTTTACTAAGTAACTTCTTTACTTCATCTTTGTTGACTGTTTCACGCTCAACACTTGAAAGTGTAGCTTTGAAAATGTTACCGATAAATCTACGAATTGGCTTACCTTTGTTATCAACTGCTTCACATTCTTCTGTTTCATTAAGAAACTCCATAACCTTTGAATTTAAAGTTGTGATGTTGTCCTCTGCTTCTTCCTTGATTCTTTTCCACTCTTGAATCTGCTCCATTGCTTCATTCATTTCTTTAACTGTCATACACATAATGACTACCTCCTTAAATATGTTTGATTGATTTTGTGTAGGTCTGTTTTGTTTGACCTTGTAACTGTATTGTACACTTGTTAGTGTGCAAAGTCTATTGACAGAATATACAAAATGTACACTTGTTAGTGTCGTTTTTATTGTATAAGTTCACTACTTAGTGTACATATTGCACAAGATCATTGTACACTCTTTAGTGAATTTGTATATTGATATTGTACACTTGTTAGTGTATTATAATGGTATCAAATCAATCAACATATATTTTTAAAGGAGGTTTTTCTATATGAGATATTTTAAGAATGTAGAAACACTGGAAGAATTAAGAAAACAGTACAAAGAGCTATTAAAGAAGTATCATCCAGATAACCCAAATGGAAGTACGAAGGCAACTCAAGAAGTCAATGCCGAATATGATACATTATTCAAAACATTAAAAGACAAACACGAACACAAGACAGAGCAAGCAAGCGACACCGACAAAAAGAGTTATGATAATATGAAGTATGATTTTTCAGAAGATGAAAAGTTAAGGGAAGTTTTACAAAGTATTATCACATTACAGAATATCAATATTGAAATAGTCGGTTGTTGGATATGGATAGACGGCAACACATACGAACACAAAGACACTTTAAAGGCTTTAGGGTTCAAGTGGGCAAGAGAAAAAAAGAAGTGGTATTTTCATACAGAATCATTCAGAAAAAGAAGCCACAAAAAATTATCTATGGACGATATAAGAAACTACTATGGAAGTACAGAAGTAAAGACAGAGGAAACAAAGAGACTGAAAGAAGCGTAAAAAAAATAAGGGTGTAGCCGTTGAAGTTACACCCTTATTTTTTATACTGTTTTATTGTTATATTTTATTGTATTTAATTCCTACTGGCTTAGTATGATATAGTGTATCGGGGGTAGCATAAACTAAAAAAGGGATCTGTTTTTCTCTACCGCCCTGTAGTTGGTTGTTCTCGACACGGACTTGAAAATTTTACCTCTCCGATATTTTCAATCCTAAAATCTGTCGTTTTGAAATGAACGGAAGTAGGATTTTATAAGACCTCCGTTACGGAAGTCGGTTTTACAACACTTCTATTCCCACCTAAAGGGAAAATTCCCCTAAGTGAAACTGTTCCACTTAGAAGATAAAATTTTTCGCACACTTGTATGCGAAAGATTTTTATTCTTCAAGGTGTGTCCATTTGGACACAAGTCGTTTAAAGTTTTTGCCACTTCTGGCGGTATCTCATGGGAACGAAATTTAGTTTCCTTCGACTATTGCAAATATGCAACACCTCTAAACCGACACTATCTGTTTCAGGGTAGAGCGCAAAATTGCGCTGTATCACTGTGGACTACCGCTTTTTCGGAATCTGAAATTCCGATTCATTCTTCCCTAGTCCCCACGGAGAACTTACCCCATATCCTTTGAATAAATCAATAGAAATCGCACCAGATCCGCTTCAAAATCCATCATAGGTAAACTGCTTCCCCTACACAATTACAAAGCCGATTTGCCCTAAAAATCACTTATTTTCACAAAGGATAATACCATATAGACGAGAGGGGGTACACTTAAACTATGCTATATTAAGTACCTAACAGCAGCAGACATACCAATAAAATTACTCTTCCGTTTTCTTAAACGTCCAATATTTATCCTTAATCAAATACTCTCCATCCTCGTAAACAACATTATATCTGGACTTCTTCGTATCACCTTTATATTCATAATAAAAATATCCCTTTTCAGGAACTAACACTATTTTAGATGGATCATCGACTTTATCTCCATTGCTCAAATATGCACTGTCGTTATCAATGGTGAAAACAAAATCATATTCAGAAGCACCCGTTCTCCATATACCATTTATCACTTCTGACATTTCATCTTTACTCTGGAACTTAGCATTTTTATTGGATATTACCATAATCAAAATACATAGAAATAAGATTAAGGTCATCACAAAAAATGATATAATGATTGCCTTTTTATTTTTCATTCTCTGACACCTCCTTTACCATTCACTCCCACAAGAATTACAATGCCATTGCTTCTTAACCTTCTGCGAAAATATACCCCATAATGCTACACTTCCTGCTTTTGTCATAGCAGAAATTTTTTGAATATTTTCACTTTGGCATGTAGAGCATTTCGGTTTACTAACATTTGCTTCTTTGTTGCTTGCAAAATATGTTTCTGCTTGATGATTTAAACTATCTCTTCTAGCTTCCATGATACCAGACAAAAATTCAAAATCCGTCATTTGTCTACCAGTTTGTTTCTCAATTCTTTTTCTATAATCAGAGTATTTTTCTAGTATTTCAGCATCAGATAGCTCACTAATTGATTTTTCTGACACTGTATCTTCTGTTTCAATAATCCCATCTTTTAAATCTTCTCCACAATATATGCATTCATCAAATTCATCGGAGAAATTCATCTTGCACTTGGGACAATATTTACTCATACATTTTCACCTTTTATACATCTTTCAAAGACCATAATATCTTCACACATAGTTGCATTTACACCGGCTATTGCATTTTTACCAATCTCATTTGAATACATAGTAATCAATCTCCATCCTTGCATTGCATGATTACGGATGATTTTTTCTATCTTCTCTTTATCTGTAGATCCATCTGATTTATTAGGGACAACAATATAATCATATTCATAAAATGGATTCCTTTTATATTGTTCCATTCTCTGATTGTATATATTGGCAATCTCATTATTTACAAACTCATACCCAGATGAAAAAGAATAACCACAACCCGAACACACTTCTACATCATAATTCACATTCTTGTTGCATATTGGGCATTTCTTTAATATTGCACCATCTTCACTAACCTCTGGATCTTTTGCTTTTGAAATTTTATTATCTAAATACTTTGTAACCACATTGATTACATCTTTGTTATAACATCCTAAATTAAGCTGCTCAATTATTTCTTCTTTTATTGTAAGCAGTTCTGATTTTGTCGGATGTATTCTCTTCTGGTATAAATCATTAAGCACTGAAGGCATTTTTTCAAAGCAATCAGAGCATATAACCAACTCTTCATTTTCTAATAAAGGAATGCGTACTGTAAGTAATCCAATATTTTTACCACAACACAAACAATTCTTAGCCATATATGCAACTACTCCTTTTTCTCTACAGCAATCCAATTATTCCAAGTATAAAACCACACACAAAAACCAAATTCCCTTTATTGTGTAATTATACCATACATCATACAAAAAAGGTAAAAAAATAAGGCATATCAGATAAACTAATATCCAATATACCCTATGTATCAATCTGTAATCTCAATCTGCCAATTCATCATAGCTTGATAAATTTTGTCTGGTATTTTGTTCTTATGCTGTTCTGCTATATCCTTAATAAAATCTTCCTTATATTCCTTGTATCTTGTAAAAGCTGCTTCTACTGTCTCATACGCTCCCAGCTTTATATTCTTTCCTGCAAATGACATATTCGCAACATATTTCTTCTTCCCCTTATCAAAATATACACCAAGAGGATAATCGCCTCGGTTCTTTTTCCCATTAGTAAATAATGAATTTACCATCTTAGGAACAAAGCAGACTGTCTCAGGACTATAAACTGTATTTCCTTTAATCAAAATGTCCTTGTCTAATTCAAATGCTTCATCAAACATTCGTATCTCGATAATGTGCTGTTCATACCATAGCTTAAAATTACTGTAATTCTTCCATTCCTCACATACAGTACACTCCTTATATTCTGGCTGTAATTCATGTATTGCATTACTGTAGCAACGATTCATTATCCAATGCCATCTCTTATAGGATTCTTCATTGCTGTTGGTATATAATATTCCATGATACCCTACACCATACATAACACGCTTTGCAGTCTGTTTACTCCAATTATCAGGCTTGTATCGAATATCATTCATAACATTTAATATAAACTGCTCCGAATCATCACCTGTTTTCTGGAAGTGATTATTTACAATACGGAATTGTTCTTGATTTAATGGATATAAGTTTCTGTAATAACAATCTTCCTTATCATGTCCACTATGCCAAATATATATATTATTAGCCTTATCTTCATTGACAATAAATGTTTCAACAACCATTTTCGGTGCATATACATAATCACGCTTATATGTCCACTTACCATCAATAAATACATTCTTTTTAAGGCTATATCTCAATTCACCATTGATATATGATCCTTGCAGCAGATTATATTTTCCCCAAGCCATTGTAATGCATTGACCATAGTTTGACATCCATGTATCCTTATAATCCATCAACTTTACAAATATTTCATCTGTTCCCATAAGAGTAACATCAATATCTAATGCAGATACATCAAGTATTCTCTTAGGATTTATCTCTTTGTACTGACGATCAACTAATATTTCCAAGTTATCAGAGAATGTAAATTTCTTCTCATTCTTTTTCTTCTTGTATTCCTTGTCATACTTAGCTTCACATTCTTTACAGCTTCCTCTATAATACGGATTTCCAAACTGTCCTGTTGCTAATCTAAAGTTTTGTATCGGTAATATTCTACCGCATCTCTTACATATTTTATTTTCATCCATTGTCCTTTTTCTCCTTATTCTTCGCATAAAAATAAGACAGCAGAATCAAATTCATACTGTCTTTCAGTCAATCAATATCGAATAGGGGGTAAAAGGGGTGGGTAGTAAACATATATATATCTTAGTTACACCCCTACCCTTTTACCTACCCTTACATCTCATCTTCAATTATTATGTAGGGATAGCCGTCTGATTTTATATCAAATTGTTCCTTTAATACCTTATTAGCTTTGACTTTCTTCAATCCATAACCTCATTTAAACATCGCTTAATCTGTGTCTCTGTGACTTCGTATCTATACTCATTACCAAGAATATAAACAACCTCTTTCTCGGTACAATATCCTTTTCTTTGAATACAATGCAAAATCACTTCTGAAATCTTCAATGTACATTCATCACTAGCCTTTGTGGTAGTTCTGTTTACAATCTCACCATATTCATTTTTCTTTTTCTTATACTGGGGATATAATGAGGCGGCTACCTCAAAACCTTCAGAACGATAGAACATATCAAACGATACACCGCCAATTCTATAACCTTTATCTTTCCAACGGATTCCGTTATCTTCTATTGTTTTCAACTGTTGTACTACCCATGATGGAATAGCATAGAAATTGACACGATTCTTATTGCCATTCGTATATTTTAATGCGTTTTTCAATAATTCCTTTGGTATCTGGTCATTATCTAATATCCGTATTAAATCGTGATAGATAAGCATTTTCACATACTTATTGATCTTGTCAATCTTCTTCTGGCTATTACCTTTTCCCATGTATTCAGCCAACTTTTTATTGGTAACGTAAAAGATTATTTCTCCATCATCATTAGAAAACTTCTCGCTATAAATATTGTTTCGTGCAATAGACAGCATCATAAGAAATGTGTCCTTTGCATATTTGATATTTTTATCAGCCTGTGGACATAGTTCTTGAAATTTATTCAGAGTGATATTACTTATCATCATGTCTATGTTTTCACGCTGTTCAATGCTCCATTGAGATTCCTTTATAGACAGATTATAAATATCCATTATGAATTGAATAGCTTTATATTCAGATTTGAAATCTCCCAACATTTCAATCAACTGTTTTATGTTAAGAGTAAGATTTTCAGAACAACATCTATACTTTTGAACTCCATTTTTCGTAGTAAAGATGTTTGCAGAAGGGTTATGATCTTCATGCAGAATACAGCAAAAAGACCTCGGATCGTCAATATCTATCAGTTCTGCGATATCCAGTTCCGAATAGATATAATCCCAAAATTCATTTTTTGTATCAAACTCAATCGGTTCATGTGCTAATACTGTACGCAAATATTCAACATCATGTTCCTTGATTGCTTTGACATTTAAGTTTTCATATACGGGTTTTACCTCCGTATCAGCTTTTTCCTTTTTTGCAGCAGGCTTCTTCTTTGATTTTGGCTGTGCATTTGATATATATTGCTCATACTCATCTTTCCAGTATTTATCAATAACTGATTTTGCATTGATTCTACTGTCATAAGATGGATATAATGTCTCATTTCCCTTGCCACCGAAAAACAATCTATCTCTATTGAAACATACCTCATCAATTCCACCCACCGTACCCATAAGTGTAGCTTGTAATTTATCTCTGATACTGCCATCTGTGATAACTGTATCATTGCAGAATATCATGCGGAATTTATGATGTTCTTCCTTGTGTGAAAATGTGGTGTACATAAAACATGGTACAATTCCAAGAGAAATGACCTTGTTATATGCTTCTTCTATGCACATTCCATTATCAAAATCCAAGCCAAATAACTGTTGCTGTGTCCAGTTATCAGCTTTCATACCGCCAACTAAAACTCCTGGCTTAAATGATGCTCCATGACATAAAGCATCTGCCAAATCTTCTATTGCAATTTCTGTCTCAATTAAACTTTTCTGCACCCATCCACATTGCTTTCCTTGTGGTTTCTCATTGAATCGTTTATTGAAATACATACATTTAATCTTATTGTCACTAATCATTTTCCTCCTTTTTGATAAATCAGAGGTCAAGAAAT